TCAGAACAGCGAGCCCTGGGCCGGCGCCGCGCGATACCGAGCCGGCAGCTTTGGGTGGCGATGTCCGCATCCCTCGCCGCGCAGGCCGTGCTCGAAGACTTCGAGCCCGAGCTCGTCGAACAGCCACGCGCTGACGAATCCGCGGTGACAGAACTGCCCGTCGCGCGGCCGCTCCCAGCAGAGCAGTGCGGCCGGCCGGCCTGCAGCCAGTACCTCGATCTCGTCAACGACAGCGCGGGCGTCGAGCTGCGCTAGCTGCGCGAGGTAGCGGCGGCGATACTCGTCCTCATCGACTGAGCGGAACCATTCGCCGGGCGCCAGCTGTCGCAACACTGGCAGACCGCTGTCCGCGTCGGGAGTGCGCCGCGCGATCGACAGGCGAACGACGTGAGGGGGAAGCGTAGCGAAGAAGCTCGAAGTCACGATCATCGGCCGGCCCTGTTGAGGGATCATCCAGCCTTGCACCTTGAGCCGTGGCGGCAAGGGCAAATCGGCGGCGATGGTGTTCAATCTGTCCAACGACAGAGGCCGCTCACTGCCCGCGCGGGCAGTGAGCGGCCTTAACGGTTCGCTCAGCGACAGTCAGCGCAGCGTCAGATGTGATCCTGCACCTGCGTCCACACGGCCTGCGCACCTTCAACGAACCACCCGATTTGGCGACCCGAGGGATGCTTTTTCTCGTCGCCAGTCAGCTTCTCGATCAGATCCTCGAGTTCGCCACGATCCGGGTTCGGATTATCGAGCATTGCAACGGCTAGATCGTGAAGACGATGCACGCCGCGCCGATCATTTTCGTCGTCATAGGAATCGAAGTCGAGAGCACCGACGCGCTCAAGCTCTTCGTACTCAGCTTCGTTTGAGGCCCAGTCCCTCCCGAACCCGATCCACTCAGGCTTCTCGACCTCTTCGATCTTCGCCTTAGAGGCCCGAAGACGTTCAACTACCGCTTCCATGCTGTCTCCTTTCTGTGTCGCTGCGAGCTCGCGCTCAAAAGCCTGCTGCGCGATCCTCGACCATTTCGGATTGCTGCCGCCATCGCCGCCCGCACGTTCGTCCATGCGCGCCTTCAGGTCGTCAGGGATATATATGTTCATGTTTGGCATCGCGGTCTCCAGTACGCGCATACTCTACCAGATATGCGCGTACTGTCAATGCGACCGGCGTCTATGCACGTAGTCAGCCGGATTGCACGCTTCGCAGCGCTGCCTCCAGAACAGCCCTGGCGCGAGCCTTGCCGCGCTCGGTCTCGATGAAGGCCACAGCTCCGATGAGCGCATTGCAGGCATCGCGCACCCCAGCTTCGACGCCGTGCTCAGCTGCAATCGCGCAGTGCCGGCCCATCGCGACGATGATCGCGTCGGGATCGATGACGGGCGCCTGGGTGGGTTCGCGGCGGGTGATGTTCATGTCGACCTCCTACGCTGCGGTCTTGACGAGGTCGGAGACGAGGTTGACGGCGCCAACCGATCCGACGAGGGACCGGAGGAACAGTACGCCCGCCGTCGCCATCGCCATGGCGTCGCGCTTCGCGCGCTCATCGCCTTCGCCACGCTGGACTGACCGGAGATAGTCGAACTCGGCGTTGATGGCGATCGCCAGATCGATGTCGGGGACCGGGAATGCGTTGATCTTCGAGCATGTGATGTTCATGCGAACCTCCTATTGCGGTCGAAAAGCCGACCGTGACGTTAAGGTAACATCTTGATTTTTCTCATGTAATTGGACCGAATTGGCACCACGGGGAGTGAGGGTGCCAAATCGGTTACGCCGAACTGCGGTCTGTACCGCTAGGCGTTGAGAGAGGGGGCCGTGCGGCAGGAGGCCCGGTGCCAATCTGGCACCACCAACGTCGGTCTCGCAGCCAATCATCCTGCCACTTGCTGCCAAGGCATGCATGAGCGTGCATAGGCTTGCGGAGTTCCCTGCATCGAAACGCGCGCGTAGCTCTCGGACATCCTCGACCTGTCGGAGGGAGCGGAGCATGTCGCAAGTAGCAGCCAAGTCCGTGCCAGCCACCAAGACCGTGCCGGTGATGCTCACCGGCGGACGGGTGATGTCGACGTTCCGCGATGCCCTGTTCGCGGCGGCAAGTCGCGAGGGGCGATCGGTGAATGAGTTCGTGCTGCGCGCGGCTGCGGAGAAGATCAGCAGCGGCGGAGACCGGTTCCCCGGCGTCTTCGCTCCCGGCGACCTCTGCGAGCGCTGAGATGAGCTTCTCCGGGGATATCGAGAAATGGCGCGAGAAAGTTCGCAAGCGGATGGACACCGCCGTGCGCAAGGTCGCGCTCGACCTGGCGACGGAGTGCATCATGCGCTCGCCGGTCCTGACCGGCCGGTTCAAGGGCGCATGGAACGTCGCCGTCGGCGCTCCGAACCACGGCATCGCGGACATCACCGACCAGGATGGCGGCGCCACGATCGCGCGCGCCGAGGCGGCAGTGAATCACTTCGCCGCGGGTCAGACGCTCTACGTCTCTAACGCGCTGCCATACGCGAGGCGCATCGAATTCGGCCACTCCAAGCAGGCGCCGGCTGGAATCGTGCGCCTCGTTGCCCAGCGCTACAGGCCGATCGTCGAGGCGGTCGTGCGCGACATCGCGAGGCTAGAGCCATGATCGCGCAGACGGGCGACATCGTGCGCTTGAACGGCCGCAACTGGGTCGTCGGATCGCCGTACCCTTCGCCCAACGGAACGCCGTGGGCCCACTTGACGCGGCCGATGACCAACGGCCGGCCGACGGGTCACGTCCGCGCACTCGCCGGCCTGCAGGTGGTCGAACGGCCGGTCTACCCGATCGGCCTGCGGGTGAAAGTCGACGGGAAGGTCGGCACTATTACCGAAGTCGCGGCCGGTGAGGCCACCGTTCAGCTCGACCCCTACCGCCAGCCGCTGAAGGGCGGCGGGACCATCCTGCACGCTGGAAAATGCACCGCGCCTCTTTGGCGTATCACTCTGGAGAATGCACTATGAAAGGGAAGATTTCGGACGTCATGCTCGGCATGATCGGCGCGCTCTCGGCGCGCTGGCCGGCCGCCGACACGGGCGACGTCTGGGCCAAGCTGCACGAAGCGATCGCCGACTGTCGCCAGTGGGTCCGCAACGTCGACGTCGAGCTCAGCACGATCGAAGCCGACCGCAACCTGTCGGAGCTCGGCCGCTTCCGCAAAGGCGCTGAATACGCCGTCACGGTGATCGGCCTGCTCAATAATAGCAGCGACGTGGCAAAGGCCGAGGAGGCGGTCGAGAAGCAGTTCGCGGAGATCGCGAAGGGCAGCAAGCTGCCAGTTGCTCCGGAGAGCGTCGCCGAGGTGGCGCTGGCGGCGGAAATCCGAGCCCACGTAGCGAGGCAGCAGGAGCCGCACATTGCCGTCCACAAGCTGGCCGGTGACCCCCGCGTGGTAGCGGCAGTGATGCACGCGCCGGCGTTCCTCAGCGGCCTGACCGATGAGCAGAAGAACCGATTCCTCGCCCAGGCTGAGATCTCGCTTTTCCCCGAGGGCACGGGCGATCGCCAGAAGCTCGAGGCAGCCTTAAAAGTGCTCCGCGACGCGGTCGGCGCCGCCGAGCGGAAGATCGCCGAGCGCGCCCGGCTGCACCGCACTCCGACCGGTTGGCAGGTCCCGCCGGCGGTGCAGAAGGCCGCGTAGGAGCTCAAGATGCGCGCCGCCTTCGCATCATCGGTCTCCGCCGAAGCGCTGATCGCTGCAGGCGCTCAGCAGCAGCTCTGTGCCGCGGCAGCGGCGTCGGCGATGCGTCTTCTCGCCATTGCCGGCATCGTCGCGGCGGCGCGAGGCACCGGCAACGCTGAGGTTGTCAACGAGGCGGTCGCGGCGCGCGTGCAACAGGTGGACTTTGAATGGTTCGTGGCGAACCCCGACCGCCACTACCACGTGCGCGCGCCGCTTCCTGACGAGAGCCGCGAGCCGATGGCAGGTGGACGCCTGCCGTACACCCTAGCGATCATGGATCCCACGAACACGACCGTGATCGCCGTGCCAATTCACGCGCGGCAGATGCCGCCCGATGACGAGTTCTTCCTTCGGAAGCTCTGGCAGGTGATCTGTGCCCGCGCGAAGGCGATGCCGGAACCCGGGATGATGTTTTTCGATGAGCCGAGCGAGGCCGCGTGATGGACCTCGCAGCGCTTGACCTTCAATTTAGGACCGACGGTGCCGACAAGGCGCTTGCGGACGTCAATCGTCTGACGGCCGCTGCGGCGAAGGCTGAGCGTGCCGCTGGCGGCATGGGTGCTGGGGTCGAGCAGGCTGCACGCAAGGCCGTCGCTGCAAACGACAATCTTGCTCGATCCGCGAGCAAGGTCACGAGCGCCTATGACCGGATGGTTGTCGCCGCCCGCAAGGTGATCACCGTCATCGGCGCGCTGGGTGGCCTGCTGGTTGGCGCCGCGTTGGTCCGCTACGCCGATGTCTGGACCGACATCACCAGCCGCGTGAACATTGCGGCCGGGTCGATCGAAAACGGTCAGGCGGTGATGCAGCGCCTCGATGCGATGGCGCGTCGGACCTACTCGTCCATGAACCAGACGGCCGACAGCTACCTGCTCAACGCCACGGCCATGCGCGAACTCGGCTACTCGACCAACGAGACGCTGGATTTTGTCGAGGCGATCAACAACGCCCTGGTTGTGTCCGGCGCCAAGGGCGATCGCGCCGCCTCGGTGATGAACGCGCTGTCCAAGGCGATGGCGATGGGCAAACTGTCGGGTGACGAGCTCAACACGGTCATCTCGGTCGGCGGTCGCGTTGCAGAGGCCCTTGCGGCCGGCATGGGCGTGACCACGAACCAGCTTCGTTCGCTCGGCCAGCAGGGCAAGATCACTGGCGATGTGCTCGCCAAGGCGCTGATCGGCCAGCTCGAGACGCTGCGCGAGGAAGCCGACGGCATGGCCGCCACCATCGGCGACGGCATGCTGCTGATCGGCAACGCGATCCTGAGCGTCGTTGGGCGCTTCGACCAAGCTACGGGCGCCTCGGCCGCGCTGGCAGGCGTGCTCGTCTCGGTGGCCGACGGTATCAAGGCGTTCGGCGAACACGCCGTGCGCGCCGCGCAGATCGCTGGGGCAGTGCTGGGGCCGGTGATCGAGATGATCGCCGAATATGGCGAAGCTCTCGCGGTTGGCTTCAAGATCGCCGGCGCCGCGCTGATCGGCTGGCTTGGTCCGGTGGCTGTCGGTGCAGTCCTGAGCCTCGCCGCAGCGATTGGCACGACGCTGGTCGGCGCGGTGAAGGCGCTGACCATCGCCATGATGGCGAATCCGATCGGCCTGTTCGTCGGCGCCATCGCTGCAGCAGTGACCGCAGTCTACCTGTTCCGAGACGAGATCAAGGAAGCCATCGGCGTTGACGTCGTCAAGATCGCGAAGGATGCCGCGAATCTGTTCGTCGGCGCGTGGGTCGGCACCTTCGAGGCCATTCGCATCGTCTGGAGCGATCTGCCGGGCGTCATGGGCGATCTGGCCGTCCAGGCCGGCAACCTCCTCATCGCGGGGATCGAAGGCGCGATCAACATTCTAATTCCGAAGATCCGGCAGCTTTACCGGATATTGAATCCGATTGCAGGGCTAGCCGACCTGGTAGGCGGCGGGACAGGGGACGTTTTTGGTACGGGACTTCTGGATAACTTCAAAGCCGACTTCGGCCGCTTCGACAATCAGTTCGCCGGGCGCGCTTCCGGGGCCGCCGCGAGCGTCTCCGATGCATTCACGGGCGCTCTGTTCACCGACTACATCGGCGCGCTCCAGGAGGTGATTGCCGGCACGCGGTCTGCTGCTGATGCTACGGCCGACCTCGATGCCAAGGTGAAGGCTGCCGGCTCGTCGATGGACGACAAGGCGTCCAAGGCGGCGCAGAAACTCGCCAAGGCGTATCAGGATATCGTCGACCGAGCCTACGACTTCATCCGTGCCCAGGAACTCGAGGCCCGCCTCGTCGGCATGACGGATCAGGCGGCGAACGCGCTGCGCTACGACATGGACGCGTTCGCCGAGGCGCGCCGTGAAGGAATATGCCTTTCGGTGGAACAGAAGAACGCAGTCCACGAGTTGGCCGCCGCCTTCGAACAGGAGATAGACCAATGAGCGCCATCGTCGCCTATGAAGGGCCGAAAGTATCGCTCGTCTTCACTGACGGCGCTTCCTATGACGTGGAAGGCCGTATCATGGGCTTGGGCCGAAAGGTCACAGTGTCGAAAAAGGTCCCGCTCGCAATTGCCTCTCGCGGCAACAAGGAGGTCGGCCGGCGCCTAGCAGCATTGATCCTTGAACGCGTGGAGGCGGATGGATTCGACAGGGGCATGTCTGCCCTTGATGCCGATCTGCCGCAGTTCGCAGAGACCATAGAGGACGCGGGACGGCTCTTCTACACGCAGGTTCTCATTGCCGGCGTCTCGGAGACGCATGGCGTGCGCAACATGTTTTTCCAGATTCCGGGCAGCGATACGTGGCCCAGCGGCAAGCTCTTCCACCAGCCCAGCTTCTTCACCGGCTTGAACTGCGCGGAAGGCCTTACGTTGGACCAAATGGGCGTCCGCTCCATACAGCCAGGCGATTCATTCATGGGCTGGATGCAGCATGCTGGCATCGCGATGATGGAGTATGCTCGGAGAAACCCGGCAGAGGGGAGCAATTTTCAAGGGCTGTTCTCCAGCGTGGGCGGCCAGGTCGACATGACGACGGTGACGCCTACTGGCGTCGAGGTCGAGACTATCCATCGATGGAATGACACCGTGGGCGAACTGATCGATCCGACGAAGGATCGTCCTACCGCCAAGATAATTCCGATTCTCGCCGGCATGAGCCGCCAGCAGCGCCGCGCCGCCAAGGCTGAGGCGCGCAAGGGCAGGCGGGTGGCGTGATGCCGCTGGTGGCCTTCCTAGTGGCGTTCGTCGTCATCGCCGCCGTGGTGGTGCTGGCGTAGCGGAAAAGCCCGCTGGTCGCACTCAATGACTTTCCCCCAATTTTGGGGGAAGGTCCCGAGCGGTAGCGACGTGACGTCCGGGAGGTTAGCAGCCGTTCCGGCCGGAGCCAGCTACCGAAGGCGGAAGAACCCGTAGCAAGTCGCCGAGACCTTGTCGCCGCACTTTTCATGCTTGCAGTGTGGTCCCCGTCCGGCGGACATTGGAAACATCAGGCCATCTTCGTCTTGCGCATAGGTGGTGTTGAGACCACCGCAGTGCCGGCATTCAGAAATGCAAATGAAGTCGTATCCGTCAGCGGGGCCATTTGCATGCCCTAAGTCAACATATTCTCGGACTGGAAGTCCGAATTCCTTCGCGGGGGCGAGCCTATCGATCGCGCGCTCAAATAGATCAACTGGTCCAAACGCCATGCTCTTCACCTGCTCCCCGAATTATTGAAGGCTGCAAACAACACTCTCGGTCACTCCACAACCTGCGCCTCAGCGCTGAACCACATACACCTCGCGACGACCGCCAAGCGCGAGGACCAGGCCGATCACGATGCAGATGGCGCCGCCGATGAAGCCGATGAAGGTCGCGGCTCCTGTTGCCATGACGCCTGCAATCCCTGAACCGATCGCGGCCGCCGCAGCATCGCCATCGTTGCCGGCGCCAGCGATCATCTCCGATCCGACGCGGCCAGACAGCAGCAGCACCGAAATCGGTAGGGCGACGAAGGCGACACCCAGCAGCAGGAAACCTCGCCCGAACGCTCGACGGATCGTCGGTGCGAAAACCCCCAGCAGGACGCCCGCAAGCACGACCATCCACATGACGCCGACGCTGTTCTGGTTATCGGCGCTCATGAATGCCGCAGCCGCTGGCGCCAGCAAAAGTCCCGCTGCGACCCCGAACAATAGCCCGACGATCCCGCCGAATATCCGCCCGACAACTGACATCTTCTCTGCTCCCCTGGTCGAGATGCCCGACTCCGCCGAGCGCTCATTTGTACTGGCGGTACATCCCGCCGCCCCACATTCGCTTCTCGGGAAACGCCGCCTTCGCTTCCTTCTCGACCTGCTCCAAGCGCACGAGCAGCGCAGGCTCGGCGACCGCGTGGAAGACCGCATCATCGAGAGCCGAACCATCGGGCAGCGATTGCTTTAGCCGGATCGCCGCCTCAATGGCGGTGGTGACGCAAGCCAGGGCACCGACCACATCGTCGTTGAGCTCGATGCAGCGGGTCTTCAGTGTCGCAGCGTCCGGCGGGTAGATTTCGCTGAACGCGTCCAGCGTGCGGAACGCAACGTGAGCGTCCGGCAGGCAAGACTCCAGCTGAACGAAAGTCGACGACGACGCCTTGCACGACTCGACTGCCCTCGGATCGGCGCGAGCTGGTGCGTTACTCTGCGCAGTGGCGGGAGCGATGCAAATCGCAAGAATTGCCGCGAGGATCACAAAGCAGCGCATCAATCGCTCTCCTTCGTTCCCAGCTTGCCGCAAGGTGAGATGCGGCGCAAGCTGCGGCAGCCGGCAGTAGTCGTCTCAAGCGGGCAGACCGAGGTGCGCGACGTACCTTTGCACCGACGGGTGCGCGCGGTCGCCGCGCCGGAGCAGATCCAGCGCCGCAAAGTCGCCGTGCAGGATCATTTCGAGAGCAAGCGCAGAGATTTCCAACGGCGCCTGCGGTCCAGACTGCCGCGCGATGCTGTACTTCTTGCACCACCGCCGGATAGTGTCGGGACTGCGCCGCGCGCGCTGCGCGGCGCGCTTCAAGCAGATGACGTCGTCCGGCTCCATTAAGATCTGTCGCACGGCCGCGTCCTCGCCCTACGCAGAGGCGCGCTCAGGCGCATAGGTGGACAGCACCTGCCGCGTCACTCGACGGACATCCTCGTCGAGAAGCGGGCGGACCTGGCTGAGCTCGCGAGTGACGTAGCGATACAGCCGCGCCCGCACCTGTCCGGGCAGGCCGGCGAAGGCGTTGACCAGGAACGCTTCATGGCGTGGGCTGAACGTCACCATGCCGCACCGCGGTGGTCGCGGAGGTGGGCACGGGGAGTGCCACTAGAAATCGCCCGGGACGGCCCAGGACGCGCGTAGCGACCTTCGGGTGAGTACGGGGAGGGTCGACGCTCGAAACGCGCTGTACGCTGACGTACGCGGCTTGGCGATGCCAAGGAGGAAGCGCCAATAGACATCACGCGGCCGCCTTCCGCTCACTCCGCTGCTGGCACACACCGCACGCGCAGCCTTCACTGCCAGGCCAGTGAACCGGCCGCACAGCAGCCGGGATATCCCGGTCGCCGTTCTCTCGCGCCTCCCGGGCTGCCGCGAGAACGCGCATAGCCTCGAGCTCAGCGTCTGAGCAGGCTGAGAGATCGACCGTCGTCCTGGCCTCGATAGGACCGCCGTCGGCACCTGTCGCCTCGACCCGTCGCACGTAGCCGCGGCCCTTGCCCTTGGTTTCGAGGAACCATCGCACCGTTTGCATATCGCCGGAGCGGATCGCCTGGATGACCTTCGCCTCGGCGATGTCGCAGATCTCCTCCTCGATCTCGGCAACGACGTCGAGCAGACCCGGGTGCTTCGCTAACCAGCGGTAAAGGGTGGCGCGATGGATATTCAGCTTGTGCGCCGCGACGGTCTTCAGGCCGCCGGCAGCGCGCAGCACTTCCTCGATCTTTCCGACCGTCAGCCGGTTTCGCTTTGCCACGGTGATCTCCTTCAATGCGACGTCTGCGACACTCACGGGCGTACGCGCGCGAAAGCGTGACGAAGTGCGGATTTGAGACGGACTTGTGCTGATTCTCAAGCCAAAACGATTGTTTTATAAACAGAAATCGACACTGAACGGATAATTATGAGTTATCTGAAGAGATGATGTCGCGTTCTGCGGACTCAGGCTGCGCCAGCTCGAGCTAGCCTCCCGATTTCGCCGGCCCCGTGATCGCGCGATGGAGAACAGCCTCGTCAATCGTATGCTCAAGCTGATCCCACCATGCCTCCGTATCTTCATCCTCGAGCGTCAACACCGCGTCGATCCGAACGTCCATCGGGACCTCGGGAAACAACTGGTCGGCGAGCGTGTAAGCGTCGTCCCGACCGGTCTGCTCCATCGCCTCCCGCAGTCGCTTGACGAGTGCAGCACGAACTTCGAGCTTGAGCTGCTCCCGACGGCTGGCCTTGTCGACGCGCGCCTTCATGCCGCGCCTCCGCGGCGATCGCTTCGCGCCTGGCGCACCAAGTCAACCTGGACCGCTGCGAAGAACTCTCGGATCTGAACGCGGATCATCGTCTCCGGGATCGAAGCTTCGCGCATCCGCCGGATCATGATGTCGACCACGCGGTGCCAGTGATCGTCGGCCGCTTTGCCGCGCTTCCGAAGGAGAGCCGCCGCCACATCGCGCACATGGCCTGCGCGGCGCGATGCGGGAAAGTTCATCACGGTGCAGGGTGATCGCCAGGCGAATAGGGGGAGGTCCTCGTGCTGGTTTCGCTCGGCAGCGGCACTAGGCGCCATCCTCAAGAGCCTCTTTCGCACTGCGTCCAGTTGCACGACTGACGAGATTCGCGGTCTGCTGTACTGCTCTCGGTTTCCGGTCTGGGTCACGGTAGAATCTCGGTTTGAGTATAGGTCTCAGTTAGTCGAGACTGTCCTGACACTGTGTCGGCACAGTCCGGGTCATGCGCGCTTCGCGGCCCTACGTTCCAAGGCAGCGGCTATGCTTGCGTCGGAACGAGAGACCGTCGGCGATGTGTTCGGCAACCGCGCCGCCTCCAGATCGGTTTCCGCGACATTGCGAACCGCGTCGCTTTCGAGCTCTGCAATCGCCCGCTCGATAGCCTTCTGGTGCGACGCATTCATCGGCCTGTTGTGTCGAAGCCAGCCGCAAACGAAATATTCGTCAGTTGTGCCATCGAACTCGATCAAGCCGGCCGCGACCAACGCGTTTCGAGCGTCCCTCATCCTATCGGGGTGCCAGCCAAGATCAGCCGCGCCATAGGCCTCGGGCATGCGAAAGCACCCTGCACTTGTCTGATGCGAGCATGTCATTAAGAACAGCAACAGGTAGCGATCATCATCGCTATCCAGAGCGCGAAACCTTGCGGATCGCCACACGCGCGGGCTGATCTTCGAGAACTCGCGACTCATGCCGATTTCGCCTCGATCGAGCGCGCCTCGCTGATCGCTTGGCATGCCTCAAGCGCCGTTAGGCCGAACATGTGCCGCAGCCAGGGCACGTTCGGCCGCGGCCCCGTCGTGTGAGGCTTGGCAGCAAGGTACTGTGCCGCCTGCTCGATCGCCGCGGTGTGCTCGTGATCGAGGCCGGTCATTGCCCGGCCCTCGCGGACCTGGTCGAATTCGGGCGTATCAACCGCTTCATCAGCCACTCGCGGGCCGACGGCAGGTGGATGACAACGCGACCGCCCATGTAGGAGTACGGCAGGCCGTTCTTCTCCTTACGGTAGCGGGCGACCGTACGGGGAGAGATGCCGTTCGCCTTGGCGAACGCCGGCTCGGGCACCCATTCGTCGAGAATGCGTGCTTTGGTGATGTCGTCGGATCGATCCACGAGGATCCCTCACAAAAACCAAACGACCGAGCTCTCGCGAGCTCAGACTATAGGTCTGCGGCGCCTACTGGCGTGGTCCCCGCAGGTTGGTCTCCGTGGTAGGGATGGGCAAAACTACGAGCCCACGTGATTCCTGTCCAGTCGTGCGTGGCAGGATGTGGAAAACCTTGTCAGGCCTTCCGCGATGGGAGCTCAACAAGCTCCGCCGCCTCGCCTTGAATCGCCGCCTCGATCAGGTCAGCTGCGCGCGTCATGGCATGCCGCAGCGGATCGTCGGCGAGGTGCGCGTAACGCGCCGTCGTCTCGACCCGGCTGTGCCCCAGTGCCGCGCCGATCATCGGCAGCGAGAATCCGCCACCGGCGAGCGTCGACGCGAACGAGTGCCGCAGGTCATGGATTCGGAGTTCGTCGATCTTCGCCGCCTTCAACGCTGTCAGCCAGGGACCGCGCAGGTCGTTGCGGTGCCCCTCCTTGCTGCGCCCTGGAAACACCCATGGCGAAGCGCGATCTGATTGGGCCGCGCGCGTATTCGACAGGATTGCCAAAACCGGCGCCGTCAGCGGCAGGTGGTGCACCTTCTTCTGCTTCGTCGTCGCCGCTGGCTTCGACCACACGCCGCGATGGAAGTCGATCTGCTCCCATCGCATCCTCAGGGTCTCGCCGATCCGGGCGCCGGTCAGCATCAGCACCATGATGACGTCCGCGGCCTGTCGGTCCTCCAGCTGTGCGACAGCGACGGCCAGCCGCTTGGTCTCTGCCGGTGACAGGTAGCGCTCGCGGCCCTCGAGCGTGTGCTTCGCCACCTCGCGGGCAGGATTGTCGCCGGAGCGCCAGCCCCACTTGCTGGCGTACTTGAACAACACCCCGCAAAGCGTGACGACCTGATTCGCCTGGTGCCGCATTCCGGCGCTGGTGAGGCCGCGATGCAGCTTCTCGACGTCCGACCGCTCCACCTCCTCGACCGTCTTCGTGCCGAGGGCTGGGCGCACGTGGTTCTTCAACGCCAGTCGATAGAACTTTCGCGTGGCGGGCCGCAGCGCCGGCAGGTGCTCGCGCTCGAACTCGTCGCAGAGCTGTGCGACGGTACGTGCCCGCAGCTTCTCTGCAGCGGCCCTGTCGCGCTCGTCCTCGAGATCGCCCAGAGGATCCCCGCCGAGGTCCACGATTCGGCGTAGGCGCTCGGCCTCCTTTCTGGCCGCCGCCACCTTCCAGCTGGCGCACGATCCGATCGTGTAGCGACGCTCGCGGCCGGTTCCTCGTACTCGATAGTTGAGGATGAACGACTTCGCGCCACCGCTGGTCACGCGTACCCCGAAGCCTGGCAGGTCGCCGGCGTAGACGATCCGCTGGCCGGCCGTCGGAAGGGCTAGGCTGGCGATCTGACGGTCGTTTGCAATCGGATTGGCGCTGGTCAT